CGCACGCTGGCGATCCTGATGTCTACCAGGCATCGGGGGTCACTCGGCGCGTCGTGGGGCATGTCGTGCCCGGCCCGGCGCCGAAGCGGGAGAAGCGGTACGTCTGCGAGGAATGCGGCTCAGACGGGGAGGGCGGCGCGGTTGAATATGCTTCCGGGGTAGTGTGTCATTTCAGGAAGATTCCCAAGGATGGCAAGATTCACTCGGTTATGTGCTCTGGTCTATTCGAGGAGGAGGTGCGCGATGAAGCCTGAGATCACCCCCTGCCCCGCCTGCGGGCGGCCCGGATCGGAGCGCACATATTGCGGCGCGAGGGGAGATGAACGTCGTTGCCCCCACCCCGTCCATGACGCGGCGGACCTAGCCCCGCAGTTGGCCGAGGCGCTGAGGGATTTGGTCGGCGCTTTGTGGAGATCATATGGCAGCGAAACGGCGCACAGCCTCAGGACGCAAGCGTGTCTGGCCGAGGCCCGTGCCCTGCTCGCCCTGCTGCCCGGGGAGAAGGAGGTGAGGTCGTGACAGCGAAAGAGTGGGGGGAACGGGTATCCGTGTGGTCTACTGACCAGCCGTGTGAGAACGTCGTTGGCGAAGTCCGGTTGCTCATCGCCAACTTGGCCGACCAGGAGGAGTGCTCCGTCCGGCTCGCGGGGCACCTCCAGCGTGCTGAGGCCGAGCTGGACGAAGAGGAGAAGGGCTGGCTCGATCAGGCGACTCGGGACGCCGCCGAGATAGTGCGGCTGGGGGCGGAGCGGGATCGGTTGTCGATGGTCAATGAGCATTGCGTGGTTGGGTGGGATGGCGAGAAGGCCCGCGCCGAGAAAGCCGAGGCGGAGCGGGATCGGCTCCGCGACGCGCTGGGGAATGCCATGGTTGCCCTGCGCAATGCTACGGACGGGCTCGGCGACCAGCGAAGCATCGACGAGGGCCGCGCCATGGTCATCGCATACTGCTCCGAGAGGAAAGCCGAGGAAGCTCTCGCGGGGAGCAAGGAGGTGGAAGGGTGAGTGATAGCATGAATGCTTTGGTGAAATGCGGCTACTGCGGTGGTCTGCATACATATTCCCCCGAAATGTGCCGGGACATGATGGTGGCCACTCGACCAGTTCTGCCGGACCCGGGGTTGCCGGACTACGCCTATCGAGCTTTGGGCAGGAGACTATCGGACGCCTGCGACGAATTGGAGAAGGGGGAGGCGACCGAAAGTGTGTTCTCCATAATGACGCCGACCGGCGAGGTGAGGGCAACGGTGCGCTTGGATAAATGGGAGTACTGCGGGGAGGACGATTTCATGGTTCGGCGCATAAGGTGCACGCGGTTCCCAAGGAAGGAGGAAGCGAAGTGAGCGACGCAAACGAGATACATCCCCCGGTTGTCTGCCGGTGCTGCGGAGAAGTGATCGAGGAGGCGACGTACAACAACGGGGCGGCGGAGGCGCGGATATTGTGGCCGCTGGGTCCGTGCCCGCACTGTGGGAGGAAGCCGTGAGTCCCGGCGCATGGCTTGCCTGTGGGGAGGTGATGACAAAATGAGAATCATGTTGTGCGGGGCTTGCGGTGAATACCACACCTTTGGGCAGCCCTGCACGCACTTCCCGGAGGGCCGCGCCGAGGGGCAGAAAGACGGCCAAGGAGGCTGAGGAGGATGCGATGTCTGTAGGTTCTTGGCTTGCCTGTGGGCTTGTGGCCCTCCTTGTGGCCGGGGTGGCGTGGCTGACGTGCCGCAGAAGCCGCCGGGTAGCGGACATGGCGAATATCGTGGAAGGGAGGGACAGTTGACGAAGCGAATCGTATTCCGAGGCGGTAACGCTATTGGTATCGTGGTGAGGGCAGGTGAGAAGATCGGTTTCTCCGTGCTCTCCCCGCGGGACCACTGGGACGCCGAGAAGGGGGAGAACATAGCCATCGGGCGGGCGTTCACCAAGCGGAAGGGTCGGCCGTGGGACTGGCGCATGGGGATCACGCGAATGGTCGTGGCAACGTTTATGTATACGAAATTGCCGTTTTCCGACGAGACCATGCAGAAGCTGGGGAACCTGGCCGTGATAGCGGAGGTGTGCCGTGAGGTGGAGCAGGGGGGGGCGGAGGCCATTGACTTACCTGTCTACTTGAGGGCTCCACTCGTATCGCCAACGGTGGAGGCGGTGACGCGCTGATGCCGCAGACCTGCACTGTCTGCAAGTATCCCAAAAGATGCGCTGAGGCAAACCAAGGTTTCGTGGCAAGGAAATCTTTGCGCGACATAGCGCGACAGACGGGATTTTCAAAGGATGCGTTGGCTCGGCACCGCCGGCATCTCCCTAAATCACTCATGAAAGCTGCGGAGGCGGAGAAGGTTGCCCATGCGGACAGCGTGCTGGAGATGATACGGGTCCACGGGGAGCGCATCCAGCTCCTCTACGACGCCTGCGACCGCTATCTCCGGGACCCCGAGCGCCCTGAGCGCTATGACCTGGGGCCGAGGGACACCGATGTCACGGTGATTTACGATACGGAGGAGGACCGGGATACTCCGGGTGACCCTGACGATGAGGAGGACCGTGTTGAGTCTAGGCGGGTGAAGGTGCGGAAGAAGGCGCTACTCTCGGAGTTGATCGCAGGGGTGCCTAACATCTTCACCATCAGCTACAAGATCGCCGACCCGCGCGAGTTGATCCTCAAGACCGCGGTGGTGCTCAGGGGGCAATTGGAGATGATAGCGCAGTTGTCGGGGGAGTTGATGGCGGCCAAGATCGAGGTTCACAACACCCAGGTAAACATCCACCAGGACATGAGCCCGGCTACAGCGCGGCTCGTCGAGGAGATGACGAAATCGCTACAACCAAGCAGGTAACGCCATTCCTTGAGGCCCAGGCCAACTATCGGAGGCTGCTCGCCACGAGTACCCGGCAGAAGGACCGGCAGGCGGCACTGGCTACCATGGGAAAGCGCGACCTGTACTTCCTTCTGCGCTACGGGCTGCATCGTGAGGATGTGGAACATCCGTGGGTGTGGGCGCGCTGCAAAGAGTTCCAGAGCGACCCGGACGGCAATCTCGATCTTTGGTTCCGGGAGGGATACAAGAGCACTATCGCAACGTTCGGCGGGACGATTCAGCGTATCATCAGGGACCCCGAGGCGACGCGGGTTATCTTCTCGGCTACCCGGCCACTGGCCAAGACCTTCCTGCGGCAGATCAAGGTGGAACTCGAGACCAATGACGTATTGAAAGAGTGGTACCCTGATGTTCTTTGGGCTGATCCTCGGAAGCAGTCACCGAAGTGGAGCGAGGACGACGGGCTGGTGGTGAAGCGCAAAGGCAACCCGAAGGAGGCCACTCTCGAGGCGTGGGGATTGATCGACGGGCAACCCGTGGGGCCGCACTGGTCGGACCTGCACTATGAGGATGTGGTGACGCGCGAGTTGTGCGGATCACCGGGCATGTTACAGAAGGTCCGCGATTCGTTCCTGATGTCGCTGAACCTCGGCCAGGTGAAAGGCGGAAGGCGTCGCGCGGTGGGCACCCGCTACCACTACGCTGACGCCTACGCCATGATGATCGAGAAAGGTATTTTCAAGCCGCGCATCCATCCGGCAACGGTAGATGGGAAGTTCGACGGCGAGCCGGTGCTATGGACGCGCGAGCAGCTACAGAAGCGCATTCAGGACCTCGGCCCCTACCACGCGGCCTCTCAGCTCTTCCTTGACCCTAGCCAGGAGAGCATGCAGGGATTCCAGGAGGAGTGGCTGCGCTACTGGCGGGCCGACCGGTTGCAAGGGTTGAACCTGTACCTCCTTTGCGATCCCGCGAGCTCGAAGAAAGCGTATGCGGACTATACGGTGTTCATTGTGATCGGCCTGGGCTCGGATCGCAACTACTACGTGGTGAACTGGTTGAGGGATCGACTGTCCCTGACGCAGAAAGCGAACGTGCTTTTCAAGTGGCACCAGCAGTACAAACCCGTGGGCGTAGGCTACGAGCAGTACGGCATGCAGGCGGACATCGAGCACTTCAGGGACCGCATGGAGCGGGACAACTACCGATTCGGCATCACCCCGCTGGCCGGGCGCATGGCCAAACCCGACCGCATCGGGCGACTGGTGGCACCGTTCAGCGCGGGGCGCTTCTACTTGCCGCAGTCCTGCCCCTACCAGCAGTATGACGGGACCACGGTGGACATCACACGGCAGTTCAGGGATGTAGAGTACTTGGCGCACCCGTTCGAGGAGCATGACGACATGCTGGACTGCCTTTCACGGATAGAGGATGAGGACCTTGCCGCAACCTTTCCACAAGGGGAGGCGATTGACCCCATGCAGGTGGGCAAGGCGAAGGACGAGGAAATCGACTGGCAGCGCCACGGACGAAGAGGCTGAGGATTCACGACGAACAAACTGGGAGGACACGATGAGCGAACCTGAGAAGAAGAGTTGTGGCACCTGCGAACACTGTCAGCACAAAACCGATCTGCAAACAGGGGTATGCAGGCTGAAGCCGCCGGTTGTGATCTTTGCGGGCGTTACTCAGAAGGGGCCTATGCTTGTCACACCATGGCCGGATGTGACGCTGGACAGGGATCGATGCGCGGAGTGGGAGAAGAGGAAAGGGTCGGTGGACTTCGGCGGCGCCCCCCCAGGGCACATTCCTCTGTCGCTGAACTAGGGCCGATGGCATCCAATCACCCGGCCCCAAGAGAATGCTCTAAGTGTGGGCAAGTGAAGGAGTGGTTTGATTTTTATGCCATCCCTGGCTCTTGGTGCATAGAATGTAGAATCAGGGATAATGCGCGCCACGTCCTTCGCAAAAGGATGAGGAAGATAAAAGCCCAGTGTAACATGATAAGCATATTTCATTCTGATGCGGCCACGCAATCCGCCATTGATTCAGCGCTCAATGGTAGGAGTTGGGAGAAGTCCTGATGGACGCACGCACAGCCGCACGCCTCTATGCTTCCATGGAACTGCACAACTATATCCTCCAGGGGGTGCGGCGCTACTTCTCCTGTGTCCAGGACCGGGAGGACGCCAAGCAGGGCGCCTGGGAGAAGATCGTGCGGTGCGGGCCACGGGGGTGCAGTTTGACGCTTGCCAAGCACATAGCAGGGGCCGCGATATATGCGGCGTGGAAACGGGCATACCGTGCGAGGAAGCACTCGGAATAATGTTCCTGGATATATGGGGAAGGCAAGACAAATCGGTGCCCGCTATGGCAGGGGGTTCACCTCCAGGCCATCTAGAGCCGCGGTTCCTTCTGATGAAGGGCCGATTCTGCAGAAGCAGAGAAACGCACCCAACCGCACGCCTTCCCCTTTTTTTCTAAGCATGTCCACACGATTCTAAAAAAGTGTCCACGGATAGGGTGAAGGGGCAGTAGACCGCGCGGGCTGTCACCTCCTGGCCTGCGCGGCCCTGCCTGGGAGGACTATCCGTGCCGGCTACCGACCTTTCAGGGCAGATCAACTCGGCTGACGAAGCGACGTGGAAGCGGCTTTCCGCAGCGCTTGGCGTCGCTGACCGGCAAGCCGCCATCGAGTTGTGCGCCACCAACCCCGGGGCTGCCACCAAAGCCCGCGAGATCCTCGGTGCCACCGCCGAACCTGCCGACCAAAGCCTCCTCACTGCCTCCCCTGATGAATCCCTTCTGACCCGCAAGAGCAAGGGCCGGTCCAAGCGCCCTGACCTCGCCGGCCTCATGTACAGCGGCTCCAGCGGAGCGAAGTGGTGATCGACCGCGCGGCCATCCTCCGCCGCTTCACGGAGGCCAAAGCCATCCGCCAGCCCTATGAACCGTTCTGGCAGGAGATCACCGACAACGTATGCCCCAACCGCAGCTTCTGGGACCCCGAGGCTCAGGAGGGCAAGAAGCCCGAGTACAAGATTTACGATTCCACCGCCCCCGGGGCTCTGCGCATCCTGACCGACGGTATGCAGGGGTACCGGCTCTCCCCGCCGTGGTTCAACCTCGTCATGGAGGACCCCAGGCGGCAGGCGGCTTCCGGGGTGGCGCAACACCTGGAGATGCGCGAGCGCGTGCTCTACGGGGAGCTGGCCCGCAGCAACTTCTACGACGCGGTGAACCCGTTCATCACCGACGCCGCCACGGTAGGTACCACGGTCGTACTTTTTTTGGAGGACCAGACCCGCCGGCGCTTCCACTTCCAGACCCGTCACATGCGGGAGTGCTACATCGCTGAGGACCGGTGGGGGACTGTGGACACCGTGTTCCGCCACTTCAAGATGACCAACCGCCAGATGGAGCAGGAGTGGCCGGGCAAGTTGAGTGAGAAGCGCAAGTTGCTCGTCAAGGAGAACCCCGACGGGAAGGCGACCATCCTGCACGTAGTCTGCCCACGCGCGGACGCCAAGTACGGGATGAACGACGCGGGGAACAAGCCGTGGGCTTCCGCGTACCTGGACATGGAGTGCGACGACCCGAACACGGTGCTCGATGAGGGCGGCTACGATTCTTTCCCGTACCTGGTGTGGCGCTGGCGCAGGATGGCCGGCGAGCTCTACGGGCGCTCCCCTGCCTACGATGCAATGGCCGACATCCTGATGAGCAACCAGATGGCCCGCACGCTGATGATCGGTGCCCAGATGGCGGTACAGCCTATGCTCAACATCCCCATGGAGCTGAAGGGGCTGGAACGCATAGTCCCCTGGGGCCGCAACTACTACACCGCGAGCCAGGGCATCAGTGCGGTCAACACCAACCTGAACTACCCCATCGGAAAGGATCAGGCGAATGAGATCAAAGCCGCCATCCGCGACGCCTTCCGTACCAAGATTTTTCTCCTCATGGAGCAACTGGAGCAGTCGGCCATCACCGCCACCGAGATCCGCGAGCGCAAGAGCGAGATGGCGGCGATCATGGGCGCGATCAACACGCAACTGGACACCGAGATGTTGCGTCCCCTCATTGCCAGGGCCGACATGATCTGCGAGCGCAACGGTCTCTACCCTCCCGCACCCCCGGCGATGAAGGGCGGGATGATGAAGGTGCAGTTTCAGGGCGTGCTTGCCAACCTACAGCGTCGGTACAACCAGACCCAGGGGCTCACCGCGGGCGTGCAGTTCGCGCTGGCGTTGTCCCAGGCCCGGCCTGAGACGGCGGACAATTTTGATTGGGACGACATTACGAGGCGCGGCTGGGAGACTGAGGGCGCACCGGCGAGCAGCGTGAAGGATACCGCGACTGTATTGAAGATGCGCCAGATACGCGCGAAGGCTATGCAGGAGCAAGCGGCGCAGCAGGCGGCTGCCGCCCAGGGGGCCGAGCTTGCCAAGAACGCGGACAAGCTGAACCAACCACTGAACCCTGATTCCATGCTGGCCGGTGTCGCCAAGGCTGCCTCGAGGCCGCCCGCGAAGGAGCCGGCCTCAAGAGGAGTGTCACCATGAGCACGCTTTACAAGTTGGACGCCGACTACCTGACCTTGACTGACGCGGGGACCGCCGATCTCGTTCCCCAGGTGGAACTGCCGGTCAACTTTCTGACGGGACAACTTGCCCTGCGCGGGAGGCTGGCCGGTAAGGCCAGTACGCCCGGCCCTACAGAGACGCCCGAAGAGGTTGCCGAGAATCCTCTGACCGCACGGCTGCGGGTGGCCATCAGTCCACCGATCTGGGGACAGCGGCACGCATACAAGGTCGGGGATCGGGTGACCTATGACGGGCTGAAGGTCTACGAGTGCGTCACCGCGGGGATTTCCGAGAGCGTGGGATTCCTGAACCAGAAGGACCGCCTTGTAGCGTACTGGCCGATGCACGACCAGCCCGGGTCTGCCGCCGTAGACCATAGCGGAAACGGTTGGAATCTTACGGACGTCGCCTATGGGACGAAGTACGTGCCGTCCGGCCGAGGTGATCGGTGCCTGTCCTTCGACGGGAGCACGGGATACGCGAACGGCGCGGTCGGCGCTCTGACTTCCGACTGGAGCTACGCCGCCTGGATCAACCCTGAGACCCTGCCCGCCGCGGGCATCACGAGCATGGTCATGACCCTGGGCACCTACGTCGAGCTGTACCTGACGAACCCCGCGGGCGTGCCCACGCTGACGGTCGCATGGAGGGATTCCGGCGGGACCGCGCGGACGCTGGCCTACATCGTCACCCTGTCCACCGGGGTTTGGTATCACATCGCGGCCACGCACTACGGAAATACCACGCTGCTGTACATCAACGGCGAGGAGGTCGCGGAGGAACTGCGCTACGACTCGTATGCCGAGGTCGGCACGGGCGGCATCTACTTCGGACGCGACACCACGGCGATCAACTACTACAAGGGCAAGATCAACGAGGCGCGACTGTACTCTCGGGCGCTGTCCGCCGCGGAAGTGCTGTACCTGTACCGCCTGCCCGTGGGAAGGACGGACCTTAACACCGCCCTGGTGCTCGGCCCCACCGGGAGGAAATCGGGAATTGCGGACGGCCAGGTGACTTGGGACTACGTGCGCGAGAGTCCTGTTGTCCTGGACACCGGGGACATGGCGCTGGAGGAACTGAAACACCTCAACGCGCCCTGGCTGTTCGAGTTTGAGATTCAGACACGATGGAGACTGGCCCCGGGCAGTGTTATGGGAACGGTCTGGTACGGCGCTTCGGTGGCCACAGGCCGCTACACCGCGGGGAACCTTGCTTCGCCTCTTCTGCTTCCGGCCGAGGGGCCGTTCGCCACGGACATCGTACCCACCGACGCCAACGTCCTGCACGTTCTGTACACCGTCGATTTCCCTGACGGGTCCATGACCTGCATGACCTACGTATTGGAGGCCCTATGAGCGCAAAGATCAATTTCTGTAACGAGTTGGTTTCCGGACCGGTCACGGCGGTCGAGCCCACAGAGGGCTACGCTCACGTCGTCACGAAAATCACGTTCAAGAACGAAGGCGACACGACTGCCCAAGCGAGCGCCCAAATCATGGGCGGCGATGAGGCGATCACCATTGTGTCGAAGATCATTCTCACCAAGCGGGAGTCAGGATGGGAGGACACGCAGGTGCTCCAGTCCGGCCAGACGCTTGTGGTGAACGCCTCGCCCGCGGGGGCGGTTCGCTGCATTGTGGAGGGCTATTACCTGCTAGATGTACCGGCTCACGCCCGCAAGGGTGCCGGGGCCGTGGATGAGGATTACGCGCGTATGGGGCGCCTGGAAGTTTCGGATTCAAAGCTTGTGCAGTTGACGTATCTGACGCTCGTTGAGCTGAAGCGGATACGCAACATTCTCGCCAACGGCCCCGACGCTGATCCCGACAAGAACAACGCCGCTGC